TGTCTCCTGTAGCACCATTCATACCTACAATAAAGTTACCAGTGCCACCTTTGATCAGCAAGTCGCTTTCATCGGTAACTGTTAATGTCTGTGTACCCAAAGTTGTGCTCTGTTTGGCCAATATAAACACAGTGTATCCTGCTTTGCTGGCCAGTGTTGTAAATGGGTTAACTGTTAGGCTGTCTGTACCATCAAATTCTACATAGCCATAACCGTTGAGTGTTTCACTGCTTTCGTATGTTGGTTTAGCACTGCCGCCATCTGGATTGGCATTGTGTTCATTACCAGACTTGTCATTCCATTGTGTGATCTGACCTTCGTCTGTGGCACTTGGGATAAGCGTACTAGTATCTGCTGCATCATACCAAGCTTGAAATTCCAACAGTGTTGTACTGTCAACACCTTCGTCAATTGTGGTGGGATTGTCAATTAATGTCGCAGTGACCCACGGTCTGCCCAACAATAAGCCTTGCGGATGTGTGTTGGGTGTGCTGACATTGCCAATGTATTTGGCGGGCAGTGTGTCAACATCGTAGGTATTGCGTACTCTGTAAGCAGGAATATCTGTATCTGCCGCAGGGCCGCCTCTGCGTTTAAGTTGCTGTATGTCTAGTCTACGTTCCTGTCTAACCTGTAAATTACCTGTCTGTATGGTGTGAAAGAAAAATACTGAATTGGCAGTGTATCCTACATCTGCCAGTGTACTGGATCCTAAATCTCCACTGTCCACAGCGTTGTTGGCCAAAAGTATCAAGTTACCGTAGTAACTGCTGTCCAGTGTTTCGTCTGAAATAGCCGCAGTCCTAACTTCTGCCAATGTATTAGCAGTGTCTAACGTAAGGTTACCGTACAGTCCGGTTAAACCTTTATATACAACACCAATTGCTGCCATTAATCACAGGCTCCATATCCAGGATACTGACTGACACTGTCTGACCGTATGTCCGAGGGATTTTTGCTGTAATGCATGTCATTACCTGCAGGAAAACTAGCACTGACTGGAAATACTTCTTCTGTAGGAGTGGTACTGGCCTGCGTAATGCCTGCCAATTTTGCCAGTTGATCGATTTCTTGATCCTGTTGATCTACATCAACAACTTGAACTACAGGTTGTTGCTGTTCTGTGTCTGCTTGTGCTAAATCAATTATGTCAGCAACTGCTCTTAGTATTTCTGCTACTTTCATTTCAAACCTTTATCGTATTTACCGTGACCTTATGTTGCCAAACGTCAACGCAGTATCATCCTCCAAATCCCGTGAGTTCACCTAACACTATATAGGTACCGCCGTCGTTTAGAACGTTAAATTGTATTTTATCTTTGCCATTGGCAGTGCCAGTTGGTTCGGTGTTGCCTTGCCAATTAATAGTCTGTGCTGCTCCTTCAATGTTGACAATGTTGGGTATAAAAGGAGTAGCACCTTGACTTACAATTACTGTCAATGTTGTTGCATATTCTTGAGATAAGTTCAAGTTTGTAAAATCTGCTATCCAGTTGGCAATTGGTGCTGTTTGGTAAAATATATGCCCGTTGTTGCAATCATGATTTACGTTGCCGATAGCACCAGTCAAAGTGGCAAATTTTTCTTCTATCTTTTGTAGTGTGCTTGTGCTAGACACAGTCAGGTTGCCGTTGACCGAAAACCCTGTTTCGCTTACTGTGGTTTTTACATTGGATAGAGTTCCTTGTCCGATCCAAGTTCTTATTGATCCAGTGGTACTTCCTAAATTCAAGTTGGCTGTACCGTTAACTGGGCCAAGATAACTTTGTCCTGCCACATACAAGTAACCGTCATGTGGGCCTACTACTTCAAAACCTTCAATATTGTAAGTACTGCTGGCAATGCCCATATCAATATACCAGCTTTCATCACTGCCATCATCGGCCGTGACCACAAAGTCACCACTGGCAAATGGATCACTGGAAAAATTTTGTAAAGTGCTTTGTAGATAACTGTCCACATTGGCCGCCACAGTCATAAATGCGTTTGGCAAAATTGTACCAGCGCCGGGAGTTTGTGTTACTTCAAGATTACCAGTGATTACAACAGTATTACTGTCATAAAATTTAACAGTTGAATTGTTGTCATGAATAATTTCAAGCAGGGTAGTGCCATTTTCAGTACGATGTGTAAAACCAGTGATACCAGGTCCACCACTGTTAGCAAAAAGATAACCCAGTTGTGTGGTAGCATCCACTGTAATAGAATTATTTGCAAAAAAAGTATTGGAACGCACACTGCCTGGTGTGTCCAATGTCAAGTTGCCTGCAGGGGATATTATTGATCTGTTGTCTATTGTGAGCGAATCTAAGGTGATATTACCATTGGCTGTGAGGTTGTAAAAAGTAGCAGTATTGTTGACACTGATATTGGCAAAAGCAGCTCCTGCTTGACTGCTTAACATTTGGTAGCCACCTGCTGTGGTGCCATCGTGAATTCGTAAGTTCCAACTGCTGGTGTCTACAGTGATTTCACCTTCGTAGCCTGTGTATGCATCATTTACTGCAACGTTGCCACGTTTCCATTGTACAATCTTGCTCATTATATATTTCCAAAGTTATATATTGCACTGGTTACGCCGTCATCAACTTGACCTAAATCCAGTGCTACAGGAGGATCCACTGGGTAAGCTGCATTACTGACAAATATTTGTCCGGCTGCACCCCAGTTATCATCTACATAAGCAGCCACGTTACCGGTACCAGGATTTACTTTGACATTGAAAGTATATCTTTCTCTGTCTAACTGAGTTAGATCATTGCTGGAAATTGTCACTGAGCCTATACCAAGATTTGCATTGGCAATAACCACATTAGTGGTAAAAACAACATTGGCATTGGCAAAAACGTAGTCGTCCACAATATTAAAGTTAAGCACGTAACCAGTGATATTTACTGGTTTTTGATCGTTGTTAAGAACCTTAAACTTGACTACGTTATTAATTCCCTTGTATAAATTTATGTCTCTGGTATACACAACTCGGTTCCTTTGTTCAACAGTAGGGTCAGACTCATACGTCACTGTTATAGTGTTGTCGTAAAGATAACTGTTGATTTGCTGCATTAGTATATTTAGCGGATTTACCATAAGTAAGTTCTGACTTATTTTTACACAATAAATATCACTGTGGAAGAATATTACCAAAAACTCTTAGAAGAATATCCTTTTTTAAGTCTTTTAACCTATGGTGGCAACGAATACATAGGAATCGTACAAAACTGTGACGACAGCATTACAACAATCTACGACTATGGGCTTCTTAAATCAGAAGAGCACAAACTGTTGTTTTTAGAACTTGGAGATATATGGTGGTGGGAAAGCAACAGGCTCAGCCCAATCAATATTTTTCTTAAAAAAGAATGGCCGTTTAGTTTTATTGTAAAAACTTTTATCAGCAAAGATGTGGATATAAAGTATGGGCCTACTGTGAGTCTTAAAGAAAATGCTCAAAAACGCAGCAAGCGGCGCAGTATTACGCTAGTTCGTAGAATTACTTAATAAATTTATATTTACTGCCACCAAGGTAGCATAAGCAATAGCGTGACTCTGCTTAAAGTAGTAACTGTCGTCTTTGGGACGCTGCCATACAGTTTCTGCCACTTCTTGCCAAGTTCTGCCAATCAAATGACGTTTAGCAGGTCTGATTACACTGATAAACATGGCCATTCTGGGGATAGAATTAACTGCTTCGGGCATTTTGATTAGTGTGTCATAATGATTGCCCACGTGAATTAACTGCTCACAGAATTCACGTTCGTAAAGTTTTGCCCAGTCTGGTTCCTGTTGCATTAACGTAATCAAGTGCTGTTCGCTTTCAACTTGATTGTACAAGTTTACATTGAGAAAATCTAATTTTAAATAGCCTAGATCTTCTGCTTGCTCATAGTCTATGCTGGCATGGCCTGTAAATGGATCCTGAGGTATTTCTGTAAAGTACACACCTGTGTTGTGTTTTGATAGTGCGCCATCTCTAATAATGCTGGCACTGGTGTGTGGCAGTATATCCAGTATTTTTGTTCTATCTGCAAAATCTATGTCAATGTCTGATTGAAATTTCATAGTCCGGCCTTTGCTAGTACATCTTTGACCCATTCTGTGTCTGCCACATAGTCCGTGAATTTTCGTTGCCAAAAATCTGGATCTATCCAAGGCATGATAATAGTCAACTGTTCTTCATTGAGATTTGTCAACCATTCAATGCCAGACTCTGCATTAAACACAATCCAAGGACTGATTCTGCCGTTGCTGATGTGAAAACAGATACGATTGCTGTTTCCCAGTCTAAAATAGTTGTTGAAATTGTTTTCTAACACAGGATCATTGTCTGCGTAGTCCTGCATCTCTCGCAATGCACGTTCCAGTGCGTCTTTGACGTTTTCCTTTCTAACGTACTCCGACATCCATTCTATGTACAATGCTTCTTTTGTCCAGTGATCAATCTTTTTGTTGTTTTTTAAAAGCCAATCTGTAAAACTAGATACAGAAATACAGCGTATTCCAACCAAATATCGGCCGAAGCGTACAAAAGCCATGTAGTAAGGGCTACCAACAAAATCATCATAAGTTTTGAGTTTTGCGCTGCCTTGGGTAAGTTCATAAAATCTTAGATAGGCTTTGAATCCTATCTGTACTCCTTGTTCATTTTGTTGTTGATACCTGCGCTTAGGCTCACAAAGATGTGCAGCCAAGGTGCTTTCTTTGCTGTAACTTTTGTTGCAGTATCTACAGGTATAAGTCAACCCAATTCCTTTTTAATATCCTGATCAGGCATGCCCAGTTCCCGGGCCAATTTTTTTAATGCTTTGTTGTCGTTGATAGTGGCCAACAGTTCTATCTCATCTTGTTTGCGTTCTGGATACAATTTCTGCAAAAACTTTACTGCTTTGCTGTTTGAACCTTCTTTCTTTTTTGCAGCCTGCCAATAGTGTCGCTGTCGACCCATTCCTGGACTAACAGTAGTGGCCAACAGCCATTGCAGTTTAGGATGTTTGTTTAAATCAAAAAAGTTTATGTTCAACCTTTCATTGGTTGAACGTAGATACCATTCTTGAAAATCAGCGTTGCCTTCCACGCTGGCGCCATAACGTAGCATCAAGTAAGTGCTGAACTTCTTTTGCTCTTCTGGTGTTAGTTCGTCATAGAACTGTCTGTTCTTTGTGTCAAACTGAGACATTTCGTTGTTTATGTTGAGTTTATCCATGATGAAAGTTCTTGTGCAATTAACTTGTGACCTTGTTTATTTGGATGACAAGATCCAAGCAAATATGGATTGTTTTGGAATCTGTGATTTGTGTGTGCTGTTTCTTCACAACTGGGTATTCCTAAAATTTCAAACAGTGTTTTATCATAAACTGTAGATTTGTCTATCATTTTGTGATCAGGAACAGTGTCCCAGTTACTGACACAGTATACAGGAATACTTAAATTTTTGCAAAGATTTTGAACCAGTAACAAATTCTTTGTGTATGTAAACTGACCCAATTCTTCTGAATATATTCTGGTGTAGTAATCTTTGAAATTTCTATCAGTGTGATGGATTTCAAAATCCTCACCATTTATAAAATATATGCTGCGAGAAATTGCTGTAAAGCAAAATAAAATTTTACTGTCCAAAAACATCTCTATATCAGAATTTAAAAGCCTTAAGAATTTATACACCGCTTGATCTTGACTGGTACTGGGTTTACTGAAATTAAACAATCTGTAACCTAATTTTTCTGCCATGACATTTGGAAAACAATCTGTTTCTGGTTCTTCTAAATCGGAACCATATGGCCAACTGTCACCAAAAACAATGAGATTTTTCATACTGGGTGCCAAAATACTTCGTCTTGTTGTTTTTTCAAAAGATAGTAATAGGTTTTTACACGTTCAAGTTCTTCGGCCAGGCCTGGGTGTGTACGTGCCAACACCATCATTTCTCTATAAACTTCCAACTGTTCTTGATCGGTAGGCTCATACTTATAGCCAATCAACTCTCTTTGTGATTCGCCTGCGTAACGTCGGTAAATGGTTTTACCTCCATCTGGCGATTCGTAAATGTAGGGTCTTTCAGTTAAGTCGCTCATTGATATACTGCATAACGTCTACGCTGATACTGTATCTTCCAATATTGGCATCTTGGAATCCTGACACTACGTCAGCGTGAAGAGGAATTTCTGCCAAGTCTAGATGTTCTGTTCGTTCACATTCAAAGTTTGCATCTTGAGCAGTGGCAAAGAACAGTTTGGGTTTGTTGACTGCAACAACACACTCGTGCACAAATTTGTGATGTATGTGTCCATAGTCCCCCATGCTGTCGTGTGTTAAAAGCAAATCATAATTTTGAGCAAACTGTTTAATGTCCCGATAAGCCTTTTCCGCATCGAAACTTAATTTGTTGTTTTCCATATCTAAATATGTGTCAACATTGCCAAGAAACTGTGTTGCAACGTTTCTTTTCTGCCAAAACTTCTTTACTTCTTGTGCTCTATCATCTTGTTCATTATAGGTAAGATATAAAACAGTCCAGTCAAACTCACTGAAACGTTCAATAAAGGGCCAAGCAAAAATAATACAGTCGTCGGGGTGTGCTACCACACAAAGTGCTTTTAATGCCATTCGAACCACCATGAATTAATGTTGTCGTAATAAATCTTGACACCTTTACTGGTGTCATGAACGAACCTAGTGGGTGTTGGCCACCAGGTGTCAGTGACATCCATTTCAATATTTTGAAATTTTGCCTTCCAAAAAATACAAAACTGTCCTGCTGGTATGTTAGGAGGTAGATTGAATTCTAACTTAGGTGCTGGTTTTGAAAAATCTACAACTAAACTTTCAGACTCATAAAGCACAGATAATTTCAAATCATCCATCTGCTTATACATTGTAAAAAGATTGTTGATCCAATTAGATCTGAATCTTGTTTTTTGTATTGGGTTTGCTTTTTTGAATTCTGTATTGATTAAATTGTAAAAATCATTGTTGATGTCAATGTCGGGTTGAAATTCATGGGCGTCTGACTCCCGCTGAACCACTGCAAAAATAGGATGCGGCCGATACACTTTGACATGAACTTCTACCTGCCCTGGTATTAAACAGCCTGACATTTTTTGTGTGTGATCAGCAATGGAAATAATGTTTTCATCAAAAATTGCACTGCCAAATGTTTCTGTGACATAGTAATCTGCAGAAATATCGGTGCTTAAAAAATCTGCATGTACAACTTCTACCTTGTCCTGCAAATTTAATTTCTCTATATTTGACTTAACAAAATTATATCTGTCAAAGTCTTTTTCAACTGCAATAACTTTTTTAGCACCAGCCTGTACAGCCAGCACTGTTAAAAAACCTGTGCCGGCACCTATATCGCAGATTACCCGACCTTGTGCCACACTGTCTATGCAACTTTTGTAAAAATTGTTTCTGCCTGTGTCGTTTATCATGGGCATAAAAATGCCGTCATCTTTTAGCCAGTCCATTATAGATTCGTCCAGTTAGTTATAATGTCATAGTAATTGTCTGCTAAAAATACTTGACTTTCTGGACTGCCATGATATCCAGGGTCCTGACCTTTGAAAGGATGTAACCAAGTGGCATGTTGGGGTAGTTTGTTGTTGTCTGTGATTAAAAACTTATCGGGCACAATGTCAGGTATGATTTTTCTTACTGTATCGTAACTCCATAAATTGTCAGGTAAAACAATAAAGTTGATTCCTGCCAGATATGTCTGTACTATACCATCTCTTATGATCCAAGTATCCATTTGCAGTTTCCAGTTGCTGTCGTACAAATGATTTACATATTGTTTGACTGCGTTCTGCGTGTGTTTGTCTAAACGACGACTGCGATAAGGATGAGGATAATTTTCTGCCAAACTAAAAATAGTTTCACAAATCATTGTGTAAGGTTGGTTGTTGTAATTTACGTTGCCGATTCCCAGTTCAGGAACGTAACCATTTTGCAAATCTGTGTTCTGCAGATGCAGTTGTAGATCACTGCCTGGACCTTTGTAGTCGTCGTCTCTAAAATCATAGGGTGCTGCACTGGCAGGTATTTCCATTCTGTCGTGAAATGTGGGTGCAATAATAGCAAAGTCCGGACGTTGGCGAATTACTTCTTCTATCTGTAAACGTATACCGCCATTACTGCAACCCTGTCGCGCAAGATGTACCAAATCCCAATCTAAACGTTGGGCCAATAGTTCAGCATAACTAGTTCCTGGTAGGGTTTCACTGGGTGCACTAAAACTGCAACCGCAGACTATTAACTTTTTCTTCATAATATGACTTTTTCTATTGCATCAACCAATTGTGTTCTGTGCCATAATTTAAGTCCAGACGGTCTAGGTATAAAATTATCTGTGTCATCTAGATTGGTGTCTTGTATAAATTCAAGACTTTCAGGAAAATGCCACGGAGCACAGTTCCAATTTACATGAGCCATTGGACAAATATCATTGTAATTGGCATCAATATTTTCTGTTAAATGGATACCACTGTCACTCATTAGCAAATACTCTATGTTGCTGGACAAAAAATTTTGCAAAAATTTTAATCTATCTACATTATTTAAATGTATAAGCACGTCGCTGGACAAAACTAATTCTACCTCAGGAAATTGATCTGTGGTACAGTCATGATGTAAAATTTCCAACGTTGGAAATAATTTTTTGCTTAATCGTACCATGTGAGAACTTATATCTCCACCAATGTACTTGACGTTGATACTGTCAAAGTCCAAGAATTTTATCCAGTATCTGTCTTTACAACCACTATCAAAAATACTTGAAATATTGTATTTTTCTAAAATTTTTTTCAATCGAGCAGGTCTGTAAATGTACCAAGGATCAAGATTTGTAGTTTCCTGATCATTGTACGATTCAACTTTAGACTGCAAAAGTTTATTCACACTACCAAACTTTTGTATAATTTACCACTTCACTTTGTCTGCTTATGTCTTTGACAAAGTAAACACACAAGGGTTTTTCAGTACCAGTTTCCAGCGGTACGGCCAGCATCTG